GTGAATACGCCCAAGCGTAGATAGACTCAAGCTGGGACGCTGTTAAGTTCTGAAGTAAGTTGTCTATAGGAGTCGTGCTGATCTTCGCTGTATCGTTGCCAGAGAGCGCCCAGATGGATGGCCCTTCGTTCTCTCCACCGCCTACCCAGACAACAGTGTCTTGTGCGTTGATCAGTGAGTAGGGAGCGTACACGCCTTTCTGCAAGAACAACCCTGTTCGCTGGAATGGGAAGTCAGTCCCACCCACATTCTGGAAGGCTTCAATGGTCTGTGATCCAGAGATAAACAACTGGTTCTTGAAAACAACAGGAACAAGCGCGGAATCAGGCGACGACTCCGCCGACCCAAAGTCCAGGGCGTCATAGGTGAGCCCATCGTTCGAAGCCGAGATAATGAACTTGTTTTCGTCGGTCGTAAAAACAAAGTAAGAATCCACGAACGTGACCGCAATAGGGTTGCCGCTTGCCGTGAAGTCCGCGTCCGCAATAGTCGTGAAAGCCGTTGTTGCAGCAGTGTAGATAAACCCGCTCCCACCAGGGACAAGGATGCACAACTGGGCGCCATTGTCACACATCCACACCGGACCCGATCCCGTAACAGTCCCCCGGCTGGTAAGCACACCACCAGATGACATCGAGTACAAGGTAGTCCCGTTCACGAAATAGGGAACGCCGCCCATCACCCACGCGCCGCGGTTGGCATTTGCAGTTGCGGTCCCAGACGTTACCACCTGTGTCAGGCCAGGGGTCGCGAACAGTGACCTATCGTTCAAACTAGGCGCCTGGGGGATGTTCGCATACAGGTTTAGACATTCCTGCGCCGACAGCGGGAGGGAGTCGGACTGGTAGAAACCAGAGGTCAGCGGCAGGGACGCAAGCGGCATCAGCTCACCTTGAACTGCGCGTCGGTCACGACACAGTCAACCGTATGACCATCAGCCTCAACCCACACCTCGAGGTAGTCTGCCGGGGCAAGAGTCAGGGAAGCGGTCAGGGTCAGATCCAGCGGGGTAGCTGACAGAGTCCCCGTAACCGTTGCAACAGAAACACCGTTCTGCATGACCCTGAAGGTATAGGCACCTGATCCGGTAGCGGTCAATGCAAGAACCGCGGTTATCGCTACGTCATCGCCCTGCAGGGAGGTAATTCGCCCAGAGATATCGGATCTCAGGCCCTCGGACATATCCGCGGTCCAGAAGGCATTGACTCTCACCGGGACGTCAGCGGTGACGATATTGGTAGTGAGTGTATTCCCCGCCAGTGAAAGAAGTGCAAACACGCCAGAGGCAAAGAACTCATCCTCCCAGCCGCCGTATTCCATATTGCCAGATCCCATCGGGAGGGTGTTGGGGAAGGATGTTTTGATCCTCGGCATACCCAGCTTTCTCAGGGTCTTCATCCCTGAATTGGCTTGCTCAGACAACTGCGGGGAAACCGTGCCGCCGTAGTCAGGGGCAATATTCACAGCCAGGTTGGAAACCACCGCAAGGATAGCCGCGGACGGAATGGTTACGGGGTCGGACACTTGATCCACTTCCGTATACCCCAACCGAATTCCATTGGCCTCGAAGGCCGCCATCATGCTGTTCAGGTCCGCCAAAGCATCCGCGTATTCGTCTGCCTCGGGGGCTGCGTCAGCTCCACCGACCAGAATACGCTTGAAGGCCCGCTCGATAATGTCGCCGGCAGTGCTCATTTAGATAATGGCTTCCAGCCGTTTTCCAAAGCGTAGGCTACGGTGTCTTCGTTGTAGATGGTTGTAATTGAGAAGCCTGTCGGCCTCTCCCACGAAATTGTTGGATTGCCTTCTTCATCTTGGCCCGTCGCTCCAGGCACTTCTGGCACGGTTTCAGCTTCACCTTTCTTTGCCCTCGCCATAATTCTTTCCTTCAGTTGAAATAAAAAAGGCGGACGGCCTTTAGGACACCGCCCGCCTCAGTATCACAGGAGAAACCCCCTGGTGATTACACGCCGTAACACTGAGCAGCGAAGAACGGGTTCAGAGTGCCGTAGGCAGGAAGCAAGTCCACCCGCAGCTTGTTCTGGTTCTTGGTTGCGTCAGCCCACTTGGTGAAACGGAGAGTAATTCCGTCTTCCGTTGCCGTGTAGCTATCAGTTGCAGACAGCTTCGGCAGCTTCACCGTGGTCAGCGTGAACGCCTTGGGGTGATACGCCAGGGCCGGTTGATAAACCGCGGCAGAGGTTCCCAGGATGGTTATAACGTCACCCGATGCCACTGCGGCAGTGGTGGTGTTATAAGCGCCGGCTGCCTCGTAGATGGCCGGAGCGGACATAACCAGCGTACCTGCACCGGCAGTGCTCAGGGTAACGTCTGCCGTTACGATGGCGCGGAACTTCACCTGTGCACCGGCTGAGTCCAGCACAGCCTGGCGGCTTGCGCGGGAAACATAGTACCGACCAGTCACCTCGATCACCGAGCCCGCCTTGATGACAGCGGAAGCGGTCAGGCCAGCCACAGCCCAGGACTGGGTCATGCTGTCCTTGGCGCCTGCGTAGGTCAGGGTAGGAGTTCCAGACAGAGTACCTGCCAGATCCGCCGCGGTGGTGTTGGCGCGAGTTGCCAGTGCATTGGAGGACAGAACCTGGAAACCGCCCATGTTCTTGCTCACCATCGCACGTTCCCATGCACTATCCACCTTGTTGCCTGAAGCGGGAGAGATGGTGGTAGCCTGCAGACCTGCCAGTACAGCACAGACCTGTGGGTTTGCGACGTAGTACCAGGGGGAGTCCTCGGGAACACCCAGGGACTTCAGGTAGGCACCAGCGCCTGCAACGTCGGACCATGCGTCGATAGCAGTTCCGACCGCACCATAGGCTGAACCGGCACGCTTCATCATGTATGTCGCGAAGTCGGTTTCCAGGTTTGTAACAAGGCGGGTTGCCATCGGAGCCAGAATTTCTTCCATCTGGTCCATGCTGGTTGCTTGCTCCAGGATGGTCCAGTCAACGAACACGGTCTGGAAGTTCTGGACCACACACGCTGCACGGCCAGAGGCGATGTCTGACTTCGTTTCAGAGGTCAGGTCACCGTCAGAGGTTGAAGACACGTTGTAGTCATGCGGGCGCTTGGCGTAGAGGGTAGAACCGACCGCGGGGGTGAATTGTCCGTCGAAAGTCTGCCGGTCCACCGTGTTCATAATGACGCGGTTGGCCTTGAAGGCTTCCATAAACTTGGGGATAACAACTGTTGATACGTTACTGGTCAATGAGTTGGCCATGATGTAGCTCCTATATGGGCATCAGATAAAATTCAGGTTTCGGTGCTGTAACCGATGAATTCCAGCGATACCCGCATATAGGAGCGGTGGCCTGGGCTGCCGTGGACCCGTAAAACCGGCGGACCCGCTTTTAACTGCGGTGAGTTAGCATATGCACAGGGTTTCTATCCCTGTCAACACCTATTCTATCAGCAACCCTTTCCCGCCCAATTGGCCCTCCTTGTACCCAGACCCGCGGATAGGATCGAGGGTTGCCGGGGGTGGTTTCTTGGGCGTCCTTGCAGCCTTGGGCTTGATCTGGGTCTCGATGTAAATGGCAGCAGAGATGGCCGGCATGGCGCGTATCTTCTCCAGCTCCTCGGGGTTGTTCCCCAGGTAAACGGTCAGGGCCGGACCCTGGGCATCGTGGAGGATATGCTCTACCAGCTCTCCCGGCATTCCAACAGCCTGGATCTGGCTCCCGGCAAAAGCCAATTCGGCGTCCTTGATGCCCATCTTGTGGGCACGGGAGGTGTAGGTGTTGACCGTCTTGGTGATCTCCTCCTGGGCTGTCTGCTGCTGGATCTTCGCCTGCTCGGCCTGGTGGTACTTCGAGATAGCTTGAACAGTGTCCCACTGGGCGGCCTTGGCTAATGCCTCATCCCGGGCGACCAGCTTCTGCTCGTAGCCGTCCTCGAAGGGATCTGGAGCTGGAGGGACAAAGGGCCTGCCTTGTGCCTGTTGTGGCGCCGGTTGAAGTTTGGCAAGTTGCTCCTCGGCAGCATGGCGGGCAGCGACCGCTTCCTGAAGTTTCTCCAGGTTCCTTGCCGCGGCCTTGCGGGCAATCTCATCGACCTTGGCTTGCTGCTCGGGGGTGAACTCAACCCGGGCTTCTTCTTCCTCCACGGGCTCGGCCACCTCCTCCGTGACCTCCTCGACCACTTCCTCTACCGTTTCCGCTATGACCGGCGCGTCATCGATCACTAATGCTGTGTTCTCATCCATACATTTGTTCCCCTAAAGTTTTATCCCAATGTCCCACCTTCTCGCCAAAGTCAGCGATCAGGTAGGTTCCCAGCCTTTCACCTATTGCTTGCAATTCGTCATCCCTGCGCTCAGGGTCGTCAACGTGCAGCAGGCACACATCACCCCTCCCGTGTTCCTGTATCCACTCGCACATCTCATCCCAGCACTTCTCAAAGGTCGGCAGGTGCGAGCCTCGCTCGGCCCAGCTCTTTCTCACTGCTTCCTTGTCTCTCAGAGGAATAATGACCATCCCCGTCTTTTCGGGGTCGTGGATCAGCGGGGCATTGCCCCTCCCATCGAAATGGACCTGGATAAAGTCACCGCTCCCCCAATACGAATGAGTCTGGACGTAACCGGAGTTCTTGAGGCACTTGATAAGGAACCGCGTCCCTGTGTGCATCACTGAGATAATACGAATCAATGCCGTGTCTCCATGTAGGCCATAATTACTGCCAGGATGTCCTCATCCTCTCGGAGTATTCGGGCGTGGTGATCCGGGGGTGTATAGCCGCCACCCCTTGGCCTGGCCGTAACTTCGGGCTCAGGCGGGACAAACCCGGGCGTACCACCACCGCGCCAAACAGGCAGCGGGTTCTGGAAACCGGCCTGTACTGCGCCTGTCCCACTGAAACCACGGTGAGGTAGCGGGCCGTGGAAACCAGCCTGTATCCCGACCGATAGGCCAAGGATGAATAGCGGTGTGCGAAATCCTGCTGCCACATTTTAAGCCGGGTCAGACCCAGTAACCGGGTCGGCACTTGCACTGGTGGTCAGCTCAGAAGTCCACGCAGAGGTTGTGTCGTCTTCCTTTGTGACCGTCAGAGTTGTTCCAGTGATGGAGTATTTGTTTCTCAAGAACCTGAAGGCGTTGAGCGGAGACCTTGCCGTAGTATCACTGACCGCACTCATATCCCGATTCAGGAGCGCGTCAGCGTTCTCTGTTGCCGTTGGTAATGCCGCAACGTCTGCCGATACGCTCGCCCCAGCAGGAGCGCCAATTCTGGCGAAGCTGTCACCTGTTTGGGCCGTATGACCTGTGAGCGTGTTCACTTCCAAGAGGTCTCCGTCGGAGGCAACACCAAGGGTATAGCCCGCCGTGATCTTTGGCCGATACAGCTCTATCGTTCTCGTTACGGGAGCCATACCTGCATGAGTGATGTGGAATACCATCTCCTGCGAGTCGTCGCCTGAGTCTATTGTAGTGTCTTCATCAATCAGCAGCTCGTAGACTCCAGGCATGTTGGCTGAACTGGTTTCGTTTATTGTGGGGGTGGTCATTGCCGCTGCCGCACCACCGTTACGAGAACGGTAGACAGTGAAGGTGGAAAGCCCTGTCTCTCTGGTGGCAAAGTCTGTGGCATCGACGGCCACGAAGTAGGCATATTTGCTCACATCACCGCTGGCTATTTTCACTGTTGTAGTACCCCGTTCAATCTTGAAGCCGCGATGGGCATGTATTGGTTAGCCAGTATTTGATGGCCTAGCTGAATAGCCACTGGTGGCGTTACAGCCGCCCCGAAGTCAGGAACAAACTGCGCCCTGGATGTGGCGTCAAAGTCCTTTACAAGCTGCGCGTCAGCCATCAGTCAATCACCCAACCGTATACACCGGGAGCCCATACGTTATTGGCCGCAATAGAGCGCCACACCTGGCCCTGATACGTCACCTTGTCGCCTGTCTGGTAGTCATTTCCGGCGCCTGTCGGCTGTATCCACTCAGGAGGCGCTGCACTAAGATCGACAAGCGTCTGCCGCCAGTATGTCGGAGGCTCCCACACATTTGCATCAACTGTTGCTATCCAGAAACTGCCATCGTGCTTCACTATCTGATTGATTGGATAGGCGTTGTGCGCTCCAAGCGGCTGCACCCAGTCTGGATAAAATGAAACAACGTCAACCCAGCCGCTTTCGCCGGGAGGTCTAACATTCCCCTCTACTTGGTTGACCCACACAGCCCCGTTGAGCTTGCGAACTTCGCCGGTTGTGTAGCCTGTGTCTGACGCCACCCAATTCTGCGGGAAGTCTGATGGCTCAAAATCATTTTCTACATACGTCCATCCGTTTCCACTGACGCCATCTGCTACATACATCACATATCCTGGGCCAGCTACTCGCTCATAGGCAATGTGCGTAACTCCATCAATCTCTTTGACTAATCTGCCCATTAGGAAGTCACCGTCCAGCCTTTCGCTGTTGCTATTGTTGGGTCATCGCTTGCTGTACCATAGTTACCGGTTACTGTGATGGTCTTTCCGACTACGGTTGCAAGGTTGGTATATATCTCATCGAGTGCAGCGGCAGAAAGAAGGCCGGGGTTGTTATAGGTAATACTTTCTTTTGTTCCGACTAAAGCTGCTTTTTGCAAAGCAGATGTGTTTGTAAAAATGCCAGTCAATGTTGTGCCTGAACCAATATCTATCAATGGTATATTTTCCAATGCTCCTGATTGAGAGAAAGCATTAGTGAAGTTCGTTCCTGCCCCAGTATCCAAAAGAGGAATATGAGTAAGAGAATAACAACCACTTAAAAATGATGAAAAATCCGTGACAAAGCTCGTATTGAGCAGCGGTATTGACTGAAGTGAATAACAATTAAGAAACATATTCTTGACGTTTAGGCAGCTACTTGTGTTCAACAAAGGAACGCTACGCAGCGACCGGCATTGCGAGAAAAAGTCCTGTAGTGATGTTGCCGAACTCACATCAAACAGCGGTACACTTACAAGACTAAAGCAATCGGAAAAAATATAAGTAAGAGAAGTAACGCTTCCAAAACTAAAAAGCGGGACACTTTTTAATGAATAACAGCTTGAAAACAGTTGGGTAAAGACTGTCGCACTTCCTGTGTCAAACGCTTCTATGTATTGTAATCTGGCGCATAAAAGAAAAAAGTTTTGCGCTGTGGTGAGGGCTGTTTCTGGAAATGAAACCTTTTCAACTAACCTGTGATATACAGTAGTCCCTCCAAAGTTTATCGCTGCGGAAGGCGCATTCAGGTAAACATCAAGCCACCCAGTACAATAAGAAAAACTACCAATAGACCCATGACGCTGCTGGAAACTCACAGAAGTAAAAGCATTTGCTGTGGTAGGCGTAACCTTTACAATAACTTGTCGATAACCGGGTAGATAAACAGACCCTGTGCCGTTGTTAGTCAATGTAATTGCAGAGCCGCCTTTTGTCGCTGCAACCTGAAAGTCATTGCCACTAACACCGACAACCCAGTATCTGGTATATGCTGTTATCCCTGTTGTTGTGGTTACAACAGAAAAAGCAATCTCTGTTCCATTCTGGAAGCCGTGACTAGCAAGAGTCACCAAATCACCTGCATCTGTGAACGTAACGGCTCTTGCCTCAGATATACCTGTCTCTGAAGCGGCATCGCAGTCGTCATAGTCAAAGAAGTGCTGTGCCTTTACACCAGAGGCTACTGCCTCAATTGCCCCACCATCACCCCAATCAACATCATATCCTCCGGTTACTGTAAAGCTAAACGCGCATGGGTTGTCACAGCCTTTAAAAACCGCATGAAGCCCCTCGAATCGACTCTCACCAGAGACATGAACGTCATCTATTGCCTGCCAGTCAGGGTTTCTTGTCCAGTCTGGAACGTATTTTAAAACTGTACCTCCGGTGATACTTGCTACTGTGACCTTGCCCTGAAATACGAGAGAATCTTCGTGGTCAAGCAAGTCCTCTTTTCTGACCAATAGGTATCCAATACCACCTACGGAATGGCCGGAGATATTGGATATGTCGAGGATCAAATCACCATCGGAATCTGTCGTCGCAACATCAGTCCTACCTTGTGGCGCACCGAAGTCATAAACGTCCTCAGCATCCCACCACAGGCAAGTCAAGCCCGTCAGGCTGGCCTGGGCCGTAGCGCCATTAAATAGCCTGATCTCAATACCGTTAGCCACTCAACTTCCTCTTGTATAACCCATCCCACCGATCCGGCACCGGAAGCTCCCCGGCCCGTATCAGAGCCCCTGCGATCATCGACAGATCAAGCGCGTGGGCCATTGTCTCATCGTCGCCGTAGATCGAATTATGAACCGTCTGCCAGTCCATCCCTGCCCGCTCCGTTGCCTGCATGAAGCAGTACCCTGCCGATACCTGCTCGAAGAAGGGCGCCAGCTCCGCATCCGTGTATTGCGGATAGCGTTGCAGGCGCTTTACCTGCCGGGCAGGCCCGAATAGCTGATCCAATTAGCCGTGCTTTTTCTTGTAGTATTCGCCCGCTTTTTGCATTTCCCCCAGGACAGCTTCAGCCACTGCCCTGAATGCTGGAACCTGCTCGTCAACCTGCTGCTTGTGGTCGTCGTAGTTTTGCTGGAAAGTGGTCAACTGATACACCTCGTCGCCATTGCCAGACTCCATTGTGACCTTGATGTAATAGCTCATGGTTTGATCCTCACTTGATAGTAATTTTTACCGGTGGGCGAACACTCGTGTACTGTCCCGGCAGCAGTACCGCTAATTTCTCAGCCACCTCCCGATCCGATGCT